GAAGATTGTGAAGGATATTTTGGGGATTGGTATTGGTCTCGAGACGATATAGGAGGCACAGAAACAATTTATCATCCTATCAAGAGAAGACAAGTTCAAAGAAGTTCTGATGCTGGAGAAGAAGCAGAAAATATTCAATTTGATAGAAAGCAACGAACTTGGTTTTGGGATACATATAAATTACAATTTAAATATGAACTGTGGAGAACGAATAGAGAAAAATGGAAAAAGGAGTTAAAATTTAGATGAAAACAATTGTATTAGGACCACCAGGCACAGGAAAGACAGAAACTTTATTAGATAAAGTCGAAGATCATTTAAAGAAAACAGATCCTAATAAAATTGGATTTTTTGCCTTTACTCAAAAAGCTGCAAACGAAGCAAGAGATAGGGCTATGAAAAAATTTAGTTATACTGAAGATGATCTTCCATATTTTAGAACACTTCATTCATTAGCTTTCAGGAGATTGGGAATTAAAAAAGAAAACGTAATGCAAAAAATGCATTATCAAGATTTAGGTAAAGAAATAGATTTTGACGTGGATTATATGGAATATGATGATGAAGAAGGAGGTACATTTACCACTAAAAGTGATTACCTCAGAATTATTCAATTGGCTAAATTAAGAAACATAACTGTATCACAACAGTATGATCGAAAGGAACATACTCAGATAGTTGAGTTTGATAAATTAAAAATTATAGCAAATGAACTAGAGTCATATAAAAAACAATATGGACTCGTTGATTTTAACGATATGATTTTAGATT